CTAATCTTCTAAAAGCTGAACTTCCTAAAGATGAAGAAGCTAAACAAGAAGAAAAGGCAGAAGATAAGAAAGACTAATGCCTAGAAAATCTACCCCAAAACAACTAGCTGATATGGCTACTGGGGTACGACTTTCTTCACATGAAAAACTATGTGCAGAAAGAATGAAAGCATTACACGAAGCTATTAATGAATTAAAACAAGAAGTTAAATCTCTTAGAACCGATGTATCAAAAGGTAAAGGTATGGTTTCACTTCTTGTTTTTTTAGGAACAATAGTTGCTACGATAATAGGGGTCATTAAATGGAATGGCTAAAAAGAAATCTTCTCTTTTAAATAAAGAGGAACACGAAACAAGAAGCAAATTTAAAAAAACTTCAATATCAAAAAACCCTAGTCGAATTAAATGGTCTTCTATGAATAAATCAAAAAGGAGACAACATAAAAAATAATGAAATATATTTTAATAATGTATATCTGCAGTGGTATTGCAGGTAATGACTGTAGGTTAGTTGAAACAGACTTAAAAGAATTTAAAGATCATCATGAATGTGCTGTTTACGGATATTCTTTTACTAATGATTATATGTCTAATTTTAGTAAAAATTTTGTAAATGATTATAAAGCTTATTTTCAATTTGCATGTTCTGAACAACCAAAAACAAGGAGTAAAATAAATGTCTAAACGAGGACTATACGCAAACATTAATGCTAGAAAAAAAGCAGGTACTTCAAGACCTAAGTCTAAAAGTACAATAAGTAAAAAAGCGTACGCAAGAATGAAAGCAGGTTTCCCTAAAAAGAAATATGGCTAGTAGAAACTATCGAGAAGAATATCGAAAATATCAATCTTCTACAAAATCAAAATTAGATAGAGCTTCTAGAAACAACGCTAGACGTAAGTTAATGGCTTTAGGTGCTGTTTCTAAAGGTGATGGTAAAGATATAGATCATAAAGATAAAAATCCAAGAAACAACTCTAGATCAAATTTAAGAATAACATCAAAAAAATTAAACAGAGGTAAATATCGTGTGGCTTAGTGCAATAAAATTAGCGATGAATGCAGGTACGCATATCTATAAAAAGAAACAAGAAACTAAAATGCGAATGGCAGATGCCCAAGCTGCACACGCAGAAAAAATGGCCAAAGGAGAACTTGAGTACAGTGGCAAACTTTTAGAAGCAAGGCAATCAGACTGGAAAGACGAGGCAGTTTTGATAATTCTAACTTTGCCCATTTTGGTGATTGCTTGGGGGGTCTTCTCAGACGATCCAGCAGCATCGGAAAAAATTAAAATGTTTTTTGACCAATTCCAGCAGCTCCCGTCATGGTTCACAAATCTTTGGATCCTTGTAGTAGCGAGTATTTATGGAATTAAGGGAACACAAATATTTAAGGGAGGAAAAAAATAATGTTTAAATTACTTAAATATAAAATTTTAAATTGGTGGCATAAAGAGTGTGCAAAAATAGAAGAACTTTGGAATTTTAAATATCCAAAAACAAATTCTAAATTAAATAATGAAGATTTAACATATGAAAATGAAGTTAAGTCTCCTGATAATAGAATGAATTTTCCTTTAGAAAACACTTGCCCAACTTGTCATAAAGATTTTGGTTGTGAGTGTGAGTAATGAAAATCAATGAAAACACAAGCCTGTCAATGCCAATCAAGAACATGTTGGCGATCATCGGGGGTGTTATTATTGGGGTACTCGCTTGGTCAGATTTAACTGCTAGATTAACAAGTCTTGAAACATCAAGAGAACTATTTGAAAACGATTTGCTTAAAAAATCCGAGCAAGTTCCCACAGACCAAGAGCAACATTTTTTAATCGAAGATCTTTATAAGTCCGTAGAGAAAATGGAAGAAACACAAGAAATGAATATGACTAACAAAGTCAATATAGAATTTTTAAGAGAACAATTAGATAAAGCTTTAACTGATATTGAAGTGTTAAAAGATAAAGTTAGAGCAAACGGTAATGGAGCACATTAATGTCAGAGTTAGTAATAGCGTTGTTAATGATAATTAACGGAGAAATTAAAGAAGCTCGTATTCAACCCTCAATGTCTGATTGTTTGAAGGGTAAAAGGATTGCGATGCGTGACATAAAAGATTCTATTAAGTACCAGTGCATTAAGTCAATGGCTGAGCTTGAGTTAAACATAGACGGAAGTAAATCAATTAAAAAATTAATATTAAAATAATGACATTAAAAGCACATCAAAACCCTAGTGGTGGATTAAACGCAAGAGGTAGAGCTTATTTTAAAGCTAAAGGTCATAACCTTAAACCTCCTGTCACAGGAAATCCAAAAGCAGGATCTAGAGCTGCTGGAAGAAAAAAGAGCTTCTGTGCTCGTATGGGTGGAGTCAAAGGGCCAATGAAAGACAGTAAAGGAAGACCAACAAGAAAGGCTTTAGCCTTAAGAAAATGGAATTGTTAAATTATGAGTAAAAAATTAAAAGCATTAACAAAGTCACAAATGGACACCCTAAAAAAACATTCTGTTCATCATTCAAAAGCACATATGGATATGATGAAAGATCAGATGAAAAAAGGAGTGTCATTTACAAAAGCACATAAAATGGCTCAATCAAAAATTGGAACTTAATTATGAGTAAAGAAACAGAAAAGAAACTAAGTGAATTACATAGTAAACTAACTGATACTCTACTAGAGAAGATCAGAGATCCCGAAGTAAAAGCTTCGGATCTTAATGTTGCTAGACAATTCTTAAAGGATAATAACATAGATTGTGTCCCTACCGACACTAACTCGATAGGAAAACTAGCTGAGGAGCTCCCATTTAAGATCTCTGACGTGATACAAGGTAAAGGGGACATTAAACAATAAAGACTCATCTACACGCCTCTAGTGGCGTTTAAAGGGTATAATATGAAAGAAATAACCCATGATTTCAGGAACTTCCTGTATATCGCTTGGAAACATTTAAATCTTCCAAGTCCAACAAAAGTACAGTTTGATATAGCTGACTACCTACAAAACGCACCTAGACGTGCTGTTATCCAAGCATTTAGAGGAATAGGTAAATCATGGATCTGTAGTGCTTTTGTCTGTTGGAATTTACTTAGAAACCCTGACTTAAAGTTTCTAGTAGTGTCTGCAAGTAAAACTAGAGCAGATGACTTTAGTACATTTACTAAAAGACTAATTACTGAAATGGAGATACTAAAGCATTTGGCCCCAAGATCAGATCAACGGGGAAGTAATGTTTCATTTGATGTAGCACCAGCTAAAGCAGCACACTCTCCATCAGTAAAGTCCGTTGGTATCACAGGTCAACTTACAGGATCTAGAGCCGACTTTATAATCTCTGATGACTGCGAAAGTTTAAACAATAGTTTAACTCAAAGTATGAGAGATAAACTTACAGATAATGTTAAAGAGTTTGAAGCCGTACTTTCTCCTAACGGTAAAATAGTATTCTTAGGCACTCCACAGTCAGATATGTCGATCTACAACGACCTCCCAACTAGGGGATATAGTACTAGAGTTTGGACTGCGAGAATGCCTGAGAATACTAAGATGTCGAGGTATGACGAAAAACTAGCCCCTTTCATTACTGAGGGAGACTTCCTAGAGCTAGAGCCAATTGATCCTAATAGATTTAATGACCTAGAGTTAAAGGAAAGGGAAGCTAGTTATGGCCGTAGTGGTTTTGCCCTACAGTTTATGCTTGATACTACTTTATCAGATAAAGAAAGGTACCCACTTAAATTAAGTGATTTAGTAGTTATGGATATTAATAACGATATAGGTCCCGTAAAATTAGCTTGGGCAGGTAGTCCTGAATATACTTGTGAAGATTTACCGTCTGTAGGTTTCACGGGGGACAAATACTACAAACCCATGTTTAAGTCAGAAGAATTTGATGGCTATAAAGGATCTGTAATGTCTATTGATCCTGCAGGTCGAGGTCAAGATGAATTGGCGATTGCCATAGTAAAACAGCTAGGTGGTAATCTATTCGTGCAAGAATGCACGGGGTTAAGTGGTGGGTACACAGAAAGCAATCTAACTAAAATTGCTACACTAGCTAGAGACACTAAAGTTAACATGATTATCGTTGAGAGTAACTTTGGTGATGGTATGTTTACACAACTACTAAAACCTGTAGTCCAAAGGTATTACCCTTGTACTATAGAAGAAGTTAATCATACCAAACAAAAAGAACTAAGGATTGTTGATACCTTAGAACCTGTGATGAACCAACATAGGCTCGTTGTATCTCCACAGTTAATAAGGAAAGACTTTGATACTAAGGATCCTAATTATCAATTGTTTTACCAGATGACTAGGCTAACTAAAGATAGGGGAGCCTTAAGAAATGATGACCGACTAGATGCTTTGTCTATAGCTGTTGCCTATTGGGTTGAACAAATGGCAGTAGACGCAGAGACTTCTTTACAGGATCATAGAGAAGATCTCTTAAAGAAAGACCTAGAGAAGTTCTTAGATGGGACTTTAGGATCTAGAGCTAGAGGAGACACATGGATTTAAAAAAGACATACAACTACTACGTTTATCCCTCTATAGTTAATACTATAGTATTATATCTATAGTATTAGTATTAGTATTATATCTATTAGATATACTATTAGATAATATCGTTAGGTTATCTCATAGTGTATACCAGCTGAGAGACTAGATGTAGTGGTTTTGGTAGACACGATAGTCATAATTTTTAATACATCTTAAATAAGCTAGTATTGACGTACAGAGTTAACGACAATTACTACTCGTTAGTTGCACAGTTGCAACAGTTTTGTTTTGTTGAAAAAATCTGAAAGGGTATCTTGTTTACGTTCACTATCGAAAAACCCCCGTACAACCTCAGCGTGTACTTTAAAAGGGCAAATTGCAAAACGTCAACAATAACAATAAACGCCACAAAGGATTGTATATCATTTGTGAGTAATACTTAACGAGTTGATCGGGTTTTATTTGGGCTTGTAAAAGTTACAGGGCGTATCTGTTTTTTTTGGTAATGTAGGTATTGGGATTATAGCATTAACTCGTTATGACTTGTCGAGAACTTTGGACATAATCGACAAGTCATAAAATAAATAGATGCTATTCTATTTAATATTCGAATTGTTTAGCGTTGTATGTATTGAACTAATAACGGGTTTAGTTCTTGCCTTCACGTTTTGACCGTTCAACTCGGTAAACGGGAAAGACAGTTGAACTTCTTTTTTTTCTTTTTTCAACGGTCTTATTATTTCAGTTACCGTGTAATTGACGGTTTTTATCTTTTTATATCCTTTAGTCTTATCCATTGTTGACCTCGTTAGTTATAGTTGATGATTGAAGCGAACTCGGTAAATCTCGAGTTCTTATAGCCCGAACTCGTCTAATTCTTAACGGCTCGGCAAGTTTTAAAGATGGTACGTTAAAAGATATATTTCTAAATCTTCTATTGTATTGAACCTTAAAACTTTCCACTTTTCGAGATTGTGTTGAACTATCTCTAAAATGAAACTTATTTAAAATAGGATAATCAGCTTTGTTGATTGATACCCATTTTATAAAATCGTTGTAACGTGTTTTACTATTCATAGAATTAGATCGAGCAAAAGTACACAACGCATGAACAAACTCTAAGTATCGATAAATAGTAGTCGCTGAGATATTGCCTTTAAACAATCTAAATTCGATTGTTTTACTCGGTATAGTATTTAAAACACTATAACGCTCTGTTGAATATTTAAAACTACTTATTGTCAAATTGGGGTTAGCGTAACAATAATCACTATCACTATTCATATCACGACCGCTAACTTGACATAAATATTTATAATTTTGTTTTAAGTTTAAGAACTGTCCAACTAGCCCGATTTGATAACGAGTAAACAAGTGTCTAGGTACATGAACATGAACACCCGTTTTTTTATCTCGGTAACTATATAAATAGTCTTTGACGTTTTTTTCAAAGTTAAACCAATAGTCAGTTGATTTGGCATAGTCTAAAGTCATAGGTACTATATTTAATTCTAGACCTTTATTACCTAGTGAACCGTCACGCTTACAAATAGCCGTACCCGTTAATATTTTTTCTTCTAACATCTTGACTATCTGTCGAGGGGCTCGGCTCGTTTTGTTGACCTCTAATTCAACACCTAAATAAAAGTTTTTATTTTGATCTTTTTCATAGGGCATTTGTGCAAACGGCAACCCGTCAACAACTCTATAATTATAATCCCTTAAATTATTATTATTGGTTGTTAAGTTTACACTCGGGAATTGTTCTAAAGTCGTTTGATCTAAGTTAATAATAATAGTTTTTTGTGAACTAATATAATGACACTTTATAACTCGACTATCATTATCCGAATTATCATATCCAATAATGTCCGAACCCGTTGCAAAATTATTTGAAACAAACAACTCGTTATTATTGTTATGTAAACTTGTATTAAATAACGAGATATTGAACTCATTAAAAATAGCCGTCAAATTTTTAAAAGGTACATCTCGATAAAAACTTTGAACAGAGCCGAACCTTTTATATAAACCCGTTAATGAACATTGATATATTTTATTGTTATCAATTAAATCCCATTGTAAATAATCAATAAGTTCTTGAAACGCTTTTAAAGTATCAAGGTATATTTTTTTTAATATACGGTTTTTTCTAGTACGTTGAACAATAGACGTTTGAAACGATCTAAAATTATTTCTTTTAATTAAACAATAAGTTTTAATAAAACTTTTATCTAATCGGTGTTTTATTGTAGGCGTATAAACATCATAATAATCTTTAAATGTTGACCATAATCCACGTTTAACACTATCATTTAAAACAGTATCAGTTTTTAAACCTCGATATAAATTATCTAAAAACGAATATAAAATAATCGTGTTTATATAATGCTCAAGGTTTATAAAAATTAATGAGTTATCTTCATTAGAATTCTCATTATTAAAACCTTTAATTATTTCTTGATCGGGGTTATCAAAACGTACATAATCTTTTATATGTTTATATAAACTTAGATCAAAAGAATTTGCATTAAACCACATAGCGACTTGCTTTTTTTCTCTAAACTTTTTTAGGGTATTAAAAATATTAGTACTGATTAATAAATTATCGAACTGTTTAAATTTTAATACGGCTCTTTTTTTTCTAGTTT